CCCCCCCCGAAAGAATTTTGGCTAAAATATCAGCAAAATTCTTTCCGGTTCCGAGAGGTTCTTCTGACGTTGTGAAACCGAATTTCTTTTCCATCAGTTTCGCAAACTTAGTTGTCTGCTCACTCATAACCCCTCTTACAAGGTTACTTGTCTCTTCAAACCACTCATCTGCTCCCTCAATATCTTCAAGCATCTTTTTGTTGCCACTGCAACGGCATAAAATATTGCTCGGTGTGCATACTACCTCAACTGCAAAAGGAATAGCCTCTGCCTTTTTATCTTTGTCAAGGATTCCGTTTAAGAGTGCGAGTTTCATAAGCATATCTAAGTCTTTGTCAAATGTTCCGTCTGCCATAGTGTTTCCTCCTACAGTTCAATAACTGTTAATTCATTGTTGCTTGTGGTTCTGGTTGCGATGAACTGCAACCCTTTCTTTTTGCACTTCTCGTAGAGACGTGTGCGGTTTTCCTCAGACAGTTTCTCAGTACCATCAATGAGGATGATCTGTAATCCTGCCGGATTCTGAATTGCCACATCAATACAGAGGTCAAGTTTTTCTCCCTCTGACAAGTTGCTTACCGGCAATCCGTTGATGAGAGGTATTCCATCCTTAACTGTCAGACCCTCAATCGGGATCTCTGCGGTTTCCAGAATGGTTCCCGGAAGAGATCTGGCAAGTTCGATTTTCTCTGTGAGGCTGTTGGACTCACTCTGTAACTCATCAACCTCTTTCTGGATGCTCAACATTCTGCGCCACTCATTGATATGGCCTTTCATCTTCTCAGTCTCATTGGCTTTTGCCATAAGATCATCAATAGGTGTGGTTTCCATATCTGCATATTCTGCGTATGATGCCTGTTCTGCCTCATACTTAGAAACAGATGCCTCATATTCCGACTGAATTACCTTTACCTTGTCCGCTTTTACACCGGCAAGACCGTCTTTCTTCTCTTTGAGAGCCTTTATTCTCTCTTCAAGCTGTGCCAACTCACTCTCAATGTTCTTTTCCTGCTGAGCCATTTCCGTATCAAGTGCGGCAATCTTAATTTCTTTGTCTGCCTGGAATGAGCGGATTTTTCCATCGTGGCTGTCTCTAAGGCGTTTTGCCTTTTCGATAGTCTCGTTGTTCTTGCGGATCTTCTCAATCTCTGTGTAGAGGTCTGAGAGGTTTTCCTTTTCCCATCTCTCTCCGTCATAGTCGATAGGAAGTGAACTACCAATATCTGCGATAACTGCTTTCTTCGCACGAATATCACGGTTTACATCCTGACGGTGCATGAAGTAGTAACCATTTTCTGCCTGAATATCATTCAGGACAGCCAAGATATTCTGCTCGTAATTTACATCCCTCGGAATCTCCCCGAACCATTCCTTGATGGTATCAAGGTTCCAATCGTACTGAATCATATCCAAGATCGTTGCGTTCTGGGTTTTCTTATCCATAGAAATGAACTCCATAGGGGAAAGCTGCAACGGTGTGAATATTGTTTTCAGAAACGACTCAGGACTGGGAATTACATTGCCGTTCTGTTTAACAGATTTGTAATCTGTCATTGCCGTTCTGGCTTTTCTGTCAATGGAGAGACCGTTATCTGTTTCTATGTAAATCTCTCCCTCTGTCTCTCCGTTTTTTACGATAAATTCACGGTCGGAGGAATTTGTAAGAGCATATCTGATTGCGTCAATAACGGATGTTTTTCCAGTACCGTTGTCTCCGACAAGCTCAATGTTCTTTCCGTCCCCCTGCCATTCCTTAATCCCGAAGAGCTGCTTTATCGTGATTTTTGAAATCTTCATGGTGGATTTTCCTTTCTCTGTTTATGGGGTTCGGCAATGCCTTACCCCTAAACCGCTACTGAATTACTGTTACGTTGGATGCCTGCGGTCCCTTGGTTCCGTCAACAACATCAAATTCTACGGGCTGTCCCTCTACAAGAGTCTTGTAACCGTCCATCTGCAATGCGCTGAAATGGCAGAACACGTCAACTCCATCTTCGCCTGTAATGAAACCATAGCCCTTTGCGGCGTTGAACCATTTAACTGTACCTTTTCTCATGGTGCGTCTCCTTTCCTCAAAAAATATCTATTAAACAATCCTTGCGGATGCTTAACCTATACCAAGTCGTTCTTTCTCCTGATCCAAAAGGTGGCGATATATGTAAAATCCCCACTTGGATTTACCCTCTCGCTTTATGGCATATCCAATAGGCAATTTCTCCCTTTTCATAAGTTCACGGAGCGTAATCACATCCATTTGCAACTCTTTCGCTGCATTTTTTGGTGTTACTCTCTCATTGTTCATTGCTTCTTACCTCAATTTGTTCGTTTTGCTGTGCCTTAGTTCGTTGTGGATTATCCTTTTCATGTTTGCTCGACTAAACTTTTTGGGTAAAAAGTTTGCTGACAGGGACATTCAAAGCCGCCGCCAACGATTTCAGAGTACCGACCATAGCCTCATGCTCTTCGTTGTTTTCAAGCAGAACTATGGTTGTTCTGCTTACGCCAGACATTTGAGCTAACTGTTCCTGGGTAAGTTTCTTCTTTTCTCTAAGTTCTCTGATTCGATACGCCATTACTGCGCCTCCTTTCTTTGTCCGATGTTTGCTCGACTGAACAATTTGAGTATAGCCGACTAAACATTTATTGTCAAGCACATTTTACAAAAAAATTGACTTTTTGTACAGTACATTGTATAATGGACTAAACATTGAAAGGAGGTTTTCGTATGACATTAGGGCAGATAATAAGGGCATATAGAGAAGAAAATAGCATGAGCATGGATAGTTTTGCGAAAGCTAGTGGTTTGAGTAAAGGTTACATATCTCAGCTTGAAAATAATCTCAATCCGAAAACAGGAGAACCGCCTGTTCCGTCTATGACCTCTATAAAGAAAGCGGCAAACGGAATGTTTATGAGTTTTGATGAGTTGTTTTCTCAGTTAGACGATAATATGAAAGTATCGGTTTCTCCCGAAAAAGTGAAAATGGCTAAGAAAGCAATCCGTATACCGGTTCTTGGTAATGTGGCTGCCGGAATACCCATTGAAGCTATTGAGGATATTATAGACTATGAAGAAATTTCTGAGGAATTGGCTCATACGGGAGATTTTTTTGCATTGAAAATCAAAGGAGATTCTATGGAACCACGCATATGTAATGGGGATGTGGTAATCGTCCGCAAACAGAATTATGCAGAAAGTGGAGATCTCGTCATTGTATTGGTAAATGGAGACAGTGCTACCTGTAAGAAATTGGCAAAATATCCGAGTGGTATCAGGTTAATCCCTTTCAATCAGGCATACGAACCACTCTTCTACTCAAATGAAGAGATTGAAAACAAACCAGTGAGAATCATTGGTAGAGTCGTTGAAAATCGACAGAAATACTAAAATAGAAAACCGCCTCTGCTGCTAACAGAGACGGTATCTATGAACACACACCGGAAAGCTCCGATATGCGCTCGTCTGAACAACTTGCATTATATCATCTTCCCGGTAGAAAAACAATATACCGGGCATTTTTACGCCCATTTTTAGGAAAAGGAGGATGATATTATGCGTCTGCCAAACGGTTACGGTAGTGTAATCAAACTAAAAGGCAAGAGGCGTAAGCCTTATGCCGTCCGAACTTCTGAAATTGCGGAATTTGTAGAGATTGATGCTCCGAAAGATCCGCCGTCTAATATCCGCCGTGAACTCAACCGGTATAACTTCAAATGGAAAAGAAAAGCTCAGATATGGGCTGCCATTTCCTCAGATGCCATCTGTGAGTTCGCTGAGACTCTGATGCAAGAAGAGGGCTATGAGTATTCCATAGCTTACCGGCAAACGTTCAAATACCTTGAATACTTCGCCAAACAGGAACACGCCTATGCTTTTCTGTCGGAATTGAATAATGCCGATGTGGTTGCGGAACATATTAAATACGCCGAGACACCTACTTTTGCAGAGATGTATGGAAAGTGGAAAAATTATCGAAAGGCTCTGCCGGATAAGATTTCATCAAACACCTGGCGGAACTATGAGATTGCTTTCAACCACTTATCAGATTTGCACCACAAGAAATTTAATGCCCTACGAACTGATGAGGTCCAGGAGTGTATCAACAAATGGACCTGTAAATCAAACTCTACTGTCTCTAATATCCGCACGGTTCTTAACAATCTATACAAGTATGCCCTGATGAACAACTATATAGAAAAAGATTTGTCTCAGTTCTTTGTATACTCATGGGTTGATCCGACAGAACAAATCCATAGCAGATATACCAATGAAGAAATTGCAACCCTTTGGTCTAAACTGTATGTGATAAACAATGTGGACCTCATTCTCATTACGATCTACACCGGCCTAAGACCTACGGAACTTTTGGAGATAACCACGGATAATGTGCATCTGGATGAACAATACATGATTGGGGGAATGAAAACAGAGGCCGGCACAGACAGAACAATACCAATCGCAGACAAAATTTTGCCACTGATAAAGAACCGATTCAATCAGAACAGAAGATTTCTTGTGAACAACAAGTATGGGAACCACTACACCTACGGATCGTATGTGAGCGCAAATTTCAACACCGTTATGAACAAACTTGGTATGCAGCATCTCCCACATGACGGCCGCCACACCTTTGCCTCACTGATGGATGATGTTGGTGCAAATGATGTTTGCATAAAACTGATAATGGGGCATAGCATGAAAAATGATATTACAAAAGGAACCTACACGCACAAATCTATACAACAGCTCATTGATGAAGTCAATAAAATTTAAGGGAGGTTATGCCTCCCTTTTTCTGTATAAATATGCTCAAAATCCCAGTATATTATGCGTATATTATACAAAATGAGTTGTATCTTGCGTGTATATTACGCGTGTATTGTACGCATATTACTATCAAAAATCTACTCAAACCAACGAACACTTTCTTCAAAAATACGCACAATAAAACCCCGGAAACATTGAATTTCCGGGGTTCGTTTTTATTGATTAGCACACACCCTGTGCTAACATAGCAGTAGCACAAGGTCTCAGTGTTTATGCGGTTTTTGCTTTCATTTGTATATTACGGGCATATTACCAACGAAGTCCTTTTCGATTTTATACCATCTTACATCGCTTTAGGCTTTCTGTAAATATGCAGATGAACAGAATCCGGTTTTGTCTCCGTATGCCACATAATACCAGCGTGTTCCGTTGTAGGTTGTGTAGTAACCATAACACTGTACCGATGATCCGGCTGGCATTAAAGTGATTGCAGTTTTCCCAGTGCCGGCTCCAACTCTCAGGTACAGATTGCTGGTTGTTTTATATTTTCCGGCGATTGCTGCATCTTTACTTCTTGCACTCTCAACCTTTGCTGTACTGCCCGACACTGCCGGTTTGGATGTTGATGTGCTTCCGCTTGGGGCGGATCCATCTACGGAAACAACGATAACCGTATGACCTTTGCTCTTTGTAACCAGAATGTCTCCTGGTTTAAGGACGGTTGCAGATGTAACGGAAACTTTTTTAGCAAACAGACCGGATTTTTCTAACACTGACGGCTCCGTTGCGGTGCTAAAGGCTCCCACGTCAATGCCGGTTGCCTCATAGATACATCCTCTTACGAGGTCGCTGCAATCTGTTTCTGTCTTTTCTCCGATTGCTTTCATGTTGCCGTACTTTTTAAGCATTGCCATAATGGATCTGTGTGCCTGACAGTAGCCGATATTGTTGTTCATGCAGGCATCCCACATTGCTTTAGCAACTTTCTTTGCGTGTTCGTCACTCAGGAGGCGGAGCATATACCATCCTTTGGTATGAACATAATAATTCTGTGTGCTTACCTCTACGCCATCCTGATCTCCCGGCTTGCCACCGGAGTATTTCCCATTTTCGTCTCTTCTTGCACTTCCAATAATTACTTTCATCGTCTTTTCCTCCTTTTTCGCTGCAAACTGGTTATAATATTCCTTGGCATAAGATCCTCTGGTGGCTTTTACTTTTTCTCCCTGGTTCTTTGGTTTCTCATATCCGGTCAGGACAACATCGGATGCCTCCTGTGCTGAGGTTGCAGATTTGAGTTTTTTCAAAACACCCTTGTATGCACCAGATAATTCCTCCCACAGATATTCCAACTGCATTTCTTCGTCTCCGATGGATTTTCCTTTTTTCTTTGCAAAATTGAGAAGATTCTGTTTTCTGCTCCAATAAGTCCACTGAGCATACCCATATCCAAAAGAGTCTCTGATGAAATTTGCATAGCTGCCGTTGTCTACTGCGGCAGTGTAGGTAGCATCCGTATATCCACTTTTCTTCTCACAACTGTTCTGCAAGTTTCTCGGATTAAAACCACTCTCGGCTCTTATGCTCGCCATTATGCCGGAAATAGCATAATGGTTAAGTCCCTTGTCACAAAAGAAGTTCCATGCTCTCTCCTGCGCCGTACTGCCTCTTAAAGCCATTGTGCATCGCCTCCTAAAAACAAAAGCCGGATGTGTTCATACACCCGGCTCATGGCTCTTAAATATTAAATTACTGTTTTTCAATCTGTTTGATCTGCTTGATTGCCTGAATAACTTTGTCATATCCGTTCGTGGCAACTAAAAAACTAAGATACGCAAGAGCAATAAGTTCAACGCCAATCTTTGCGTTAAGCATCGTTTCTGTGTAAATCAGATACCCAGCGGACAGTGCCACGGAGATAATAACTGCGGTAACTGCTGCCATCACGTTTGATGAGTAGTCAACCGATTTCTTATCCAGAAGTTTCTTGATTCCCTCAACGGTAAGGTTTGTGAGTAATGATACTGCGAACAGTGCTACAATTAAAAATTCCATTGTCATAATATGACCTCCTATCCTACTGCCTCATCATCAGAGGCTTTGTGTGTGGTTCCGTCTTTGCTTATGACGGTGCTGTTGATTGGTACTGAAAAACTGAGTTTGTTCTTTTCAAAGATGTTCATAATCGTATTTGTTCCAAGGTAAACCACCAATGGAGCTACGATTTCTTTGACGATTGTGCTTGATACATCCACCACCGGGTCCATGCCTATCCATGAGAGGATATAAGAACACGATGTAAGGGCCATCCCATGAGCCAATACCGCAGTAGTGGCTACCTTTGCATAGGTGTTCAGGCTTACTTTCTTTTTCTTCTCTTTTCTCCGCCTACGCTCTCTTTTCTGCAGGATGTAAAATGTCACGCAAGCTGCAATATAACCGAGAGCGAAACCTATAAGAATTTTAAGTATCATCTTCTACACCCTCTTTCTTCTTTTGCGGTTCTGTCGGCAGCCCTTTCAAATCTTCAATTAAGTCTGTCGCAACATCATTTCCACCAAGTATGTGATAAGGTTCATACATCCTTGTGGCGTTCTCTCGTGCGTATATAGGGCAGTAACCCCTCTCAGACCACTTATTGTATGTCTGGACGATACCGTTTCTTAAAAGGGCTTCTACACCCTTGTCAATGGCTTTGTTTTTTAAGTGCTGATTGTACATCAGCTTCGCCATCACGCCCATTCCGCTGATTATCAATCCAAAAAGAAACTCGATCCAATATTTCACGATAAAATCTATCATTCTTCACACTCCCGTCTGTATGATCTCAAATCATACTCAATTAAATCCATCTTCTGATCCACGTCGTTTTTCATATCATCGAGTTCCTTATGCAGTTCATCCGATATTCTGCACTGCTCAATGATTTCTTCCTGCTTTTTAATTATTTCAAGCAGTTGTGTGGTTGCCTCACACAGCCTATCTACAATGACATAACTTCCATCACGCATGACTTTCCTTTAACTCCTTTGCTTCACAGGTGATCTTTTGCACCAGATTGTAGGTGTCGGCGTGTTTTATCGAACCAATTCTACTTGTAAACGATTTGTCGAAAAATTCTTCCGTGATAGTTCCATCTTTGAAATTCTTCATAAGGCGTTTCAGTCTACGCATAGCATCCTTTCTGATTTTCTTCGTAGAGTTCCAATGCCTATATCCAACAAAATCCACTCCGTTCTTTGCATAAACAATGGTTGTTTTTGGATTTAATTGTAATTTAAGAACATCCGCAAGGAATATTTCTATCTGTTTCTCCCACCGTTTCAACTGTTCGAGATCTTCTGATATAATCACAAAATCATCCATATATCTCATGTAATGTTCCGCATGAAGTGTATGTTTTACGAACATATCCAATCGGTGTAAATACACGTTGGCAAATAGTTGGCTCGTAAGATTTCCAACCGGTATACCGACACCATCCGGGAATATCCCATTATGGTCTATTATCCGGTCAAGGATTACGAGTAAGTCCTTGTCTTTAATGTAGGTTCTAATTTCTCTTTTCAGAACCTTGTGGTCTATGCTCTGGAAGTAATGGTGTATGTCAGCTTTCAGTACATAGACTGATTTGCCTTGCACAACTTCCAGATTATATAGCCACCTTGTCAACTGCTTGCTGGCTCTGTGAGCACCTTTCCCTTTTCTGCAAGCATAGGAATGGTAGATGAACTGATGCTCAAATATCGGCTCTATGTAATTGACAATCATATGTTGGATAACCCTATCGTAAAATGGCAAAGCCATGATTATACGCTCTTTGGGTTCCCAAACTTTGAATACCTTGTACTTTCCAGGAGTATATGTCAAACTTTCCAATTCCCGGATGGCTTTGCTGAGGTATTCCTCTCTGTTTGCTTCAAACTCCAAAACCTCCGGTCTGTACCTTTTGCACCGCCTCGCCTTTTGATATGCGATCAATGCGTTCTTCATGGTACAGATGTTTTTCATAAGACCTGTTATTCTCTTCATAAATAATGCTTACGCCACACTTCCTTCGCTTTCGCTACTATTTGGCTTCGCTGTTTTAAGTTCGCCCGGTTTGCACGGGTCGGGATAGCCGTCTGACTATTCAATAAATGATTATCAAATAATCCTTGTTGGCAAGCCGTAGCTCCACCAATCTGACAGTTTTCTAAATAGTCACAGACGCACCACACGCCAATGTTCGTGTTCACGTTCCACGGATAATTGTTGCAATTCACAGTCCGCGAGCCATCGTGAACCCCGTTGTTC